TTATTATATTTACTACTCTTGGATTCTTTGTTACTGATACCAAGCTTTTCTCTTACATCCTTAACAAAGTTAAACATCCGATGGTCGTTATACTTATTTACTTCCAAGATACTAGATGCAACTGCATTTGTATATGCAGAGATAAAGTTCTTCAGAAGAATCTCAATCATATCCAATTCGATTTCTTCTGAATAATCGAAGTTCTTTGTAAAGTCTGTACCACCAGCATAATCTACGATAGAATATACATCAGAATTAATCTGATATGCAGCTTCTCCTTCTTTTTTACCATTCTCATTATTAATGAGATTAATTACAATAAACGTACCCTTTACACCATACATCTTTTCGCCATTTGCAATAAAGATGATACCTTTATTTGTGTTAACACCAATATTCTTATAAGCATCTGGGTTCTTTCTAAATGTCTGAATACAGTGTAAAAACATTTGTGCTTTAGATGGAGAGAAATACATATCGATACGGTTGTTCGTATCAATCTTATTAGCAGAACCATCCTGAACAACAATCGGATTCATTGTAATTCTGAGAAGAGAATTCCAATAAGTGAAAGTCAACATTGTTTTATCCAAAGAGGAAGTTGAGTTAAAGAATTTATAAGATGAACGAGTGGAAGGAGTGAAGACATCATTGCTTCCACCATTACCCTGAAATGTTTGATTGTTATTATTCATAATAATACCTCCTGGCTTTTTGCCAATTTATTTTATTAGATTGTTTCCATTCCATTAATTTGTAACATTCCTCATTGCCTCTGATTACATTAACTTATTAATAAAAATCTTTAGAAAGGAGTATAAACTATGGCTGTCAAAATTATAGATACTGGTGTTACAATTGTTAATGATGATTCTGATAATTCTGATGTTAGTTACAGTATTAGAGAAGATTTAAACAATATGAATCCAATTCCAAATAATAACACTAATAGAAAGAGATACATTCCATTGGTTGGTGCTTTGTTTAGTAAGCAAAAAAATAATGAAACTGTCCAATCGGATACTAGATGTGATGCTACTGGTAATTATGTAACAGTATATTATCAAATGAATACTCTTAATAAGTCATTTCTAGAGATGCATTATTATCTAAAGGCTAGAGGGATTAAGAATAATAAATTTCATTTATTGTTATATGATAGAGATTTAGCAAATGTAGATCCATATGACTTGTCTTTACCTACTTATATGAAACAAAAGATTTTTGTTGAATGTCAAAGAAACTTTTGGTATTATGTAAGAGAAGTGGTTAGAGTACAAAGTCAAGGTGGACCATATGTAAGATATCGATTAGATAGAGGTAACCTTGCATTAAACTTTTGTTTTACTCTTAATTTAAATATATATGAAGAACAACCTCGTCAGACTGGTAAAACAGTTGGTACAAACGTATGGTTCTCATGGGTGTATAATTTTGGTTCTAGAAATGCAAATATGATATTCTTAAACAAAAAACATGACGATGCTAAACGTAACTTAAACGATTTGAAGAATATAATTAAAGCTTTACCATCTTATCTAAGATTCGACCAAGCATTTGGTATTGATGGTAAGAAACTGAAAGCTACAAATACAGTACAATATCTACAGCATAAGATTAACTTTAATAAGATAGAAGCATTACCTATGGCTAGAAACCGTACCTCTGCAATATCGTTACTTCGTGGTCGTACTGTTACAAACTGCTGGATTGACGAATCTGCATTCTTCCAATACTTAGAAGAATCTTTACAGAATGGTATGCCTGCATTAACAACTGCATTTAAAAACTGTAAACAAAATGGTGCTCCTCATGGATTATGTTTAACTTCCACTCCTGGTTTCTTAACCACAGAAGAAGGACAATATATGTTTGACTTGAAAAATAAGATGACACCATTCTCGGAATTATGGTATGACTTCTCTTTACAGAAGCTAACTGAAACATTAAATGCAAATGAGAAATCTATATTCGTATATATTAGAACTACCTATCAACAACTCGGATTAAGCGAAGATTGGTTAAAAGAAAGAATCAAAGAACAGAACCAGAAATGGACAGATATCAGACGTGAATATCTACTTGAATGGGCAACAAGTTCTGAGAATTGTCCTTTCACACAAGATGAATTAAGAAATGTAGAAAGATATGTTAGAAACCCAATTAAGCAAATTTATATCTCTAACTTCTTATTCAATATCTATTCTGAAATTAATCCAAGAGAAAAAACATTAATTGGTGTCGACGTTGCAGCAGGCTATTCTAAGGACTCCTCTGCAATCTCTGTTACAGAATCTAGTACAACAAAACTAGTAGCTGACTTTAACTGCAATTATATTAACCCTGTAGATTTAGGCAATGTTATCTATACATTAGTCACAAATTATCTTCCGAATTCTCTTGTAACGATTGAACGAAATGGTGTTGGTACTGGTACATTAGCACAACTAATGAAATCTAGAATTCGTAATAATCTTTATTATGAAATCAAAGAAAGAACAATTGAAGAACGATTAGGGTTCGGCACAAAATCTAATAAACGAAAACAAATAACAAAAGTATATGGTGTTGATAACTCTAAAGATGTGAGAGAACGATTGATGGATTTGCTTACAGATAGAGTTAGAGATCATTATGATAAATTCATTTCTCCAATTCTATTAGAAGAATTGAAGAATTTGGAATTAAAAAAGACTGGTCGTATTGACCACTCTGCAAATAGCCACGACGACGGATTATTCTCTTATCTATATTCAATTTATCCATTGTATTATGGTAAGAATGTAAGAGAAAACTGGCATATCGATATTCCTACTTTAAGAACAGCAGATGATGAAGCACAAGAAATCTTCCAAGATTATACTGCGACAGAATCAATTGGAATTGTACGAGATATTGAAAATCTTGATAATGATGATATGATCAAAGACCAACTATCAAAGTTGGATAAGACAAAATTATATCAACAATTCCTTGCTGAACAAAAAGCAGAGAATGATAGAGCAATGAATGAGATATTAAAAACTCAAGCTGGTAGAGATGCATATGCTAGACAATATAATATAAATAAAGACCAAATGGGTGTAGATGAAAGTTCATATGATATGCTAGGTATCATCAATAATTTCTATTCAGAAGAATAAACAAAGGTGGAGCTATTTTCTAGCTCCACCCGTATTTTGTCTATTAATCCAACATCTTCAAAATATCATCGATCGAAGTATTGGCTTGATTAAAATCAATACTTTCAATAAACTTCTCGATGAAATCAGAAAAATTAGTGATTTTATTATCAGAAGATTCTTCTGTCTTGTATTTACAACCACAAGGTGTTACTACAGCCTGCTTTTTGATTGTGTCGATAGTTTCTTTATTCATCTTATTTTGATATTCAGTCTTGAACTGCTTATCAATATCATTCATAATAGATGACTTGATATTTTCTACAGTCTTAGTAGACTGATTATCTGGAATAAACTTTACTAACTGCCAATTTTCAGCAAACAATTCAATATAAGTTTCCTTCCACGGTACTCTACCAAATCGACTTTCGACATACAGATATGGGGCACTCATCTTATCATACTTATCTGGAAATTGTACTTTAATAACAACATCTGATTTCCATTCAGGGAGTCTCATACCATAATATTCACGAAACGTCTTACCATAATTATCCTTTTCAAGATTGTAAAGCATATCGAAAATCTTACCGAATTTCGAACCAGCTACAATTACTTTATATTTATTCATTAAATTATACATATTTACAATCCTCCATTTTAATTCCTACGTTTTCAAATTTCTTATAAGCATCTAAGTACATTTCTTTCTTATCACCATTATACGTACATTCATAATACATACCGTCTGGTAAAGTTGTACTGATTAACGCTTTCCAGTTCTGTAGAGTTTTACAAGCCCAAACGATATATACATCAGATTCAGTAAAATCTACATCTTTATCAGTGATGTCGAGATGAGACTTTACATACTTGAATACAGATTGTTTCATCAATTCATACATAGATTTGGTTTCTTTCATTATTTATTCCTCTCTTTCTTACTTAAATGTATCAATGTCTTTCTTATCTCGTTTGATTTCTTCAAACCCAGAATCTTTCAATTCCTCGATATTTCTAATATCACATACATTAATTCGTTTGATATCAGATACACCATCTCCAGAACAATCTACTGTAATTGTATCTACAGTAAACGGTTTTGTCTTTTCATTTACAAAAGACAATACTTCTTTTTCAGTGCATAATGTAAAAGCAATAACTCTTCCATTTAAGTGTTTTAAACCATAATCATTATCGGCAACACTAATATTATAAACACTATCAGTATTTACTTCTACCACTTCATATCCAATAGCATTATCTAATTGATAAGATACTTTTAGTACAAGTTTTAAAACTGCTTGTCCTTCACATTTTAAAAAGTTAATCATTATTTATCACCTCTTCTTTTTTTGTTCTTCTTTGTATTTCTAGAAGTTAATGGAACCATATAATCATTGATTTCATTCATAATGCTTGTAATGTTTTCATCTACAATCTTATTTACTTTACTATTGTTTGCAGTAAATGCAATTGTATAAATAGCATTAGAAGCATAGTATGCATAAATATGCTCTTCAACAGTTCCTACTTTAACAGCATCTGTAATTGTCTTTGCCAGCAGAACAATAAATGTCTTTGTATACTGTTCTGGGTATCCAAGTGTTGATAAAGTCATTAAGCATTGGCTAATATCTCTAGGAGTCGGTGTTACCTTAGAAACAGCTTCCTTATATTTGTCACACAACTTCGACCAATGGTCTCTTGCTTCTTTATAAGCCCAATTGATATTAGATTGTCTTTCAATTAATGTTTTAACTCTATCAAAGTTAAAAGCTTCTCTATAGTTATCAGCAATGTCAAGAAGTTGTTCTGCTTTTCCAGGATTTGTTTCTTTCAGTTCTTCCGCTTTCTTTTCCATTTCTACTGTATACTTATCATAGATTTCATCAGAATACTCATCCATTACAGAGCCAGCGATATTCTTCATTGGTTCTGTAACTTGTTTCATCTCTTCATTAAAATCTTTAATTTCCTTATCAATGTAAGTATCACTTACAAGCCCATTGATAAAGTTCTTAGCAAAGAATTCCATGATAGATTTACTACCAGCACCAGATTCCATCGCTTCTTTAGAAATGATATTTCTTAATGATTCTGGAAGAGCATCGAATACTTTAAACTTTTCCCCAGATTTATACCGATTCATAACTTTAATTAATTCCATTGCATCTTCTGTAGATACATCAGAATATTCTTTGGTAATCGCTGAAGTTAACAAAGAATCATCTACACTAAGCTTTGTAGCAGGCACATCATTCATTTCTTCAACAGACATCGGCTTATAATCTTCATCATCAGAAGTCTCTTCTGTTGTTTTAATCATATCTTCGATTGCTTTACCAGAAGCAATATCTTTCAAAGTTTGATTAAATTCTTCAGTCACTTCATGCAGTGATTCTGATTCACTCTTTAAAACTTCTCTAAGATCTTCTTTAGTGTCAGTAGAACTCTGACTTTTGTTAGAGTCAGTAGTTGTTTCATCAATGATGGTTTCTTCTGGTTCTTGAAACGAGCTATCATCAGTGATTACCTCTTCTTCTGGGATATCGATAACTTCTTCAACAGTTTCTTCTTCATTCATCGTTCTCATGATTTCTTCCTCTACAGATTGCATGGCATCTTCCTCCTCATATGGATTATAATTTCTATTATTACGAATGTATTTATCATAAATACCCTTCGCTTTTAACTCATTCATTTCTTCTTGTGTCATTGGTGTACTACTTTCAAAAATACTTTTGATAATATCATTTTGAATGATTTCTTTCTCATATTCTTCATTCATCTTTTCTTGAACAATCGGGTCAATATGAGATTGTTCTTGTTTAATATTGTCTAATATTACAACGTCTGGATTATTTTCTCTGGCTGAACACAAAGTATCTACAAGTGCATTTAAATCTTCATCAGAAAGATTATCTAAATAACTACTTCGCATATTGATTGTTCCCTCTTTTCTATATTAATATAGATTATTGAAATCGGTATCGTCGTTTGTTTCAGTTTCCTCTTCATCAGATTCTTCTTGTTCTTCATTATAATTTGGTTGTTGCTGTTGTTCTTGACTTTTCAAATCTTGTTCTAATAGACTTTGAATTGCAATTCTAATTTCAGTTAGAATTGCTGGGTTATCAACTACTTTACAAAATTCATCCTTAAAGATATTTCCTAACGGTGCAATGTTTGTGTATAAGAAATCACACATCTCTCTAGAATAATTAAAAGTCAAGAATGTGTAAAAGTCGATATCAAATCCAGAAATATAGTACACAACTTCTCTAATTCTAGCAATGATAATATCCACATATTTTACATTACCATATGCTTTTCTAATATAGCTAGTTGTACTATCTTTATTCTTTTTATATTTTTCAAGACCCATATTGTTATATATCTCAGCACAATAACGATAGATATATCTTGAGAAAAAATTAATGATGTTTCTAGCATAACCAGAAACAAACAAATCATATACATTATATGCTAAAGTATAACAGTCTGGTTCATCACCAATATACTGCATATTAAAAGCATTACAGATTTTATTGATAATATCAAGATATGTTTCTTGACGAATAGACATAATATTATCAGCATCTGTTGGGAAGTTTGCAAGCATCCCTTTGAAATTCAATTCATAAGAATTTACAATGTTCGGGTTCGATAGAGTTGGGTTATAAGCAAATCGATTTCTAAGATTAGAATCGATTACATCCATTACATAAGCTGAATTAAAGTTTGATAAGATATCTGCAATTTCACCTTCAGCAATCATATTGTAGATACCACTATTTCTATATAAATCAATAGGCATAATATTGACGCTCCTTTTCTTATTGATATTTTAATAAATTGTTAATGGAACTATAAATATCAAAAAAGAAGAGGGATGATTTCTCATCCCTCAGAGTTATATTATATGCAGATTATTAGATACCGTGTTTTACTCTATCTTTTTCTTCTGCACGTTTAGCATCATTCCATCTGTCTAGAGAACCTACGAGATATCCAGTAATACGTCTAATGCGTTCTACCTTAATACCATCTTCACTTTCTTTTCTATGACAGCAAGGGCATTCATCATTAATAACACCAGTATAACCACAAACTGGGTCTCTATCTACAGGATGATTAATTGCTCCATAGCCGATATTATTATCATGCATGCATTTTACAACAGCTTCAATTGCTCCAACATTTTTAGTGGTATCACCATCAAGTTCAATATAACAGATATGACCACCATTGCAAAGTTCATGGAAAGGAGCTTCCAGTTTAATCTTTTCTTCTGCTGAGATATCAAAGTAAACTGGAATATGCATACTATTTGTAAAGTATTCTCTATCAGTTACACCCTTAACAATACCAAATTTATTTCTACATTGCTTAAGAGATTTACCAGAATATCCTTCTGCAGGCGTAGCAAATGTACTGAAGTTCAACTTATATTCTTGAGAAATCTTATCTGTATATTCTCTAATATGCTTGATAATTGCATATCCCTTATCCCAGTATTCTTTTCCTTCACCATGATGATGACCATACAAAGCAACCAATGTTTCAGCAAGTCCAATAAACCCAATAGACATTGTACCATGCTTAATTACTTCACGAATTTCATCTTCCAGACCAAGTTTATCAGAATCAATCCATACACCTTGTCCCATTAAGAACCGCATATTTTTAACTTTACGTTTTGCCTGAATCTCAAATCTTTCAAGAAGTTGTTTCTTAGAAAGTTCAAGATATTTATCTAACAATTCATAGAATTTATCTTCATTACCATCAGCAGTAAGAGCAAGCATTGGAAGATTAATTGTAGTAAATGACAAATTACCTCTTCCATAAGCAATTTCTCTTTCAGGATCATATACATTCCCCATTACTCGGGTCCGGCATCCCATACAAGCTACTTCAGTTTCAGGGTGTCCTGGTTTGTAATATTGTTTATTAAAAGTAGCATCTTCGAAAATATAATTAGGAAAAAGTCGCTTTGCAGTTACTCTATAAGATAATTGAAGTAAATCATAGTTAGGATCTTCTGAATTATAATTTATTCCTTCCTTTACTTTGAAAATTACAATCGGAAAAATAGCTGTTTCTCCATGTCCTAATCCAGCTTCCATAGCAAGTAATAAATTCTTAGTAACCATTCTACCTGCATTACTAGTATCAGTACCCAGGTTGATTGAGGAAAACGGCGTCTGCGAGCCTGCTCTGCTATTAAGAGTATTAAGATTATGAACAATACCTTCCATAGCTTGATAGCATTGTTTTTCTGTATCTTCAATTGTCATTTTTATAATATATCTAATATTCTTAATGAGTTCATCTATATCACTATCATCATAAGCATAATAAGAATCAGCATTATTATTATTTACTAAGGTAAAAGTATAATCCCCTCCCAAGAATCTATCAATAATTTCATTTGTAACTGAAATAGGAGTTTCCCCAGAATTATCATAATTTAACTGGCTAGCTGTTTTAACAGACATGTTAATGTCTTTATCAATAAGTCCAAACTCAATAGCTTTCTTAATATTATTATTCCATATTTTTCTAAATGTCTTATAAATACCAGGAGCCATTGCGTAATCAAAATTAGGTATTGCTTGCCCACCCTGTCGATCACTACAATCAACAGGACTATATCACGAACTTCACCTTCAAGTGGTCAGTTCCCAACGCACTTCGGAGCTGTATCAATCTCAGCCCTAACGATACTCGGTTACTCGGTCTTCTTATGCAAGACCTATCCTTTTTCTAGTCTCTAGACCTTCAATATATTATATTAATATAAAGCTTGGCACAGGATTCTTGCGGGCTAATTCCCTGTTAGCAAAAGAATTAATATATCATTTCCTATATAAGTCTAAACGATTCTTTCACACCTCGCTGATAAACGAGTTCACGTTGTTTTCAATTATATATTTCTATATAATGGCACAGTTATCTTCTATGCTGATCGTTCTGATTACTTTGAATAGCGATAGCTGCAAGGGTAGCATAAGAACCAATAGAATTTGGTTCTCTTAAATGTCCATGTCCAGTATTAAAACCATCTTTAAATAGTTTTAGACAGTCAATCTGACAACAAGTAAGTGTTAAAGCATAAAAGTCCAAATCATGAATATAGATAAATCCATCAGTATGTGCCTTTGCAACATCCTTACTAATCATATTATTCAAATAGTAATTCTTAGATACATTAGAACCAATCTGTAACATTGTCCCCATTGGAGAATCGCCATCAATATTACCATTGTCACGTTTGAGGTCACTACTATTTGCTTCATGATTTAATAATTCTGAAATAGACTTAGAGATAGAATCTCTTGTATTTCGAATCTCATTTCTCTTCTGTCTATATAAGATATATTCTTTTGCGGTGTCTGCATATCCACATTTAATAAGCGTTCGTTCAACGATATCTTGAATGTCTTCGATATTTAATAAATCTGTATTACCAGATTCACATTTCCACTTTGACATAATAGTGATTGTATCAGTAAGTTTATTACAAATCGATGTATCGAATTTCTCACTATCTGTATGAGAAGCTTCGACTGCTTTCTTAATTGCATTGAAGATTTTGGTTTTATCAAAATCTACAATGCTTCCATTTCGTTTTACTACTTTAATCTTATCCATACTATGGACCTCCTTTAATAATTTTACATATAAGTTATCACCTGAGTCAATAAAAAATAAACAAAAAATAAACACCAACGCACATATAACGTACGTTGGTGGATATTCTTAAACTATCTTATACCGTTATTCTTTAGAACAAATTACGAAGTTCATCTTCAGTGAAACCAGCAATAAGATTATCTTGTTTAGATGTCAAAGATTTAATTATCTGATCGATAACATCTGTATTCTTACTTTCATCCATATTTACATAGATTCTGTAAATCGTATGTTCATAAGTTGTTCCGAAAAATTTTTGAGTGATTTGTGCACCATTGACAGTTAAGTCTTTAAACCTTTCACTGATTTCTTTTATTTTCTCAATATCAGCGTCGGTATCTATTTTAGGATAATGAGCAGAGATATAAGAAAGCAAATCAACGTCGTCATATTTACGTTTCAAAATTACCTTTATCTGAAAAGATTCAATTTTTTGTTTTTCATTGGTTGAATGAATGCGTTCTATCACCTCTTCAACCGATTTGCCGATTATACCTGTAATTACAGGTGTTCCTGCAAATATTTCAGGTACGTTAGATTCTGTGTTTATAGTTTGAGGTTTATTTAATTTTTGCTTGTTTGTCTTCTTTGGCTTTTGTTTTTTCGTCTCAGGCTTATCCAATTCCTTATTCAATTCAGGGAACAATTGTTCAACACAAACTGTTTCCTTAGTGGATTGATATATACGTTCCATCGTAAGGTTCGACACATCGGAAAGTGTTCCAAATGTAAAACCTTTCCCATAAAACTTATCATCAATTATACCTGCGATGTTAGCATAACAATGATCTTCCGGAATAATGTTATCTTCAGTTCCATTATATAAAGGAATGAATACCTTCATATTATCTGGAAGATATTTAATAGCTCCTTTCAAATCACCAATTGTCATGTTTTTCGATTCCATAAGGTCTGGAACAAAGTCATTATCCTTCTTGCTCTTTACATTTACACACACTGCATTTGCAGAGAAAGGACTGATGTTAATCACTTCATGATTTAAATAATCAGAAATAATATCGGTAGTTACTACTGTAGCTCCGTTCTTGTACTTTTCAGATACAATAATATCTGTACCTGTATTGAACATTCCACTGTTGATAAAGTCCTTCAGCGTTACCATTTTCTTGTTGTTGTTCATTTTAAATTCCTCCAATAAGGTAAATATTTAAGACATCTCTGTCTTATTACTTAAATAGTATACAATTAAAGATCAATTTCGGCTTCTTTCTTTTGTTTCTTGGGTTTACCTAATTTTGAATGAGGAGTATCCCATAATCTTCTAAATCCCATAAACGTTGACGTTCTATTAATTCTACTTCTTCCTTCGTTCGTCTCTTATCACAATATTTATATCGAAATTCTCCTATCGAAAGTTCTGGTTCTAAAAAATCAGTAGAAATAAATATACCTGATCCCCAATCATCAAAGAAAAGTATTTTACAATCTAAATATGGTTCATACCCATTAGAAAGGTCTAAACTTAAACATAATCCAAAACCTTCAGTATATCCCATTTCTCGATTATGAGGATCCAATAAACAAACACCAGTTTCTTCAATTGCATCGAGATAACCAGAATCTTTAAAAAATCTTAGTGTCGTTTCTTTACCTTCTTTCTCTCTCTCCTTGAACAATTCAACAATTTCCTTCATTTTTTCGTTTATATACATAACTTTTCATCCTTTCGATAATATATTTATATAAAAGTATCAGATGAGATAAAAAATAACAAGGATACAATTAAGTATCCTTGTATTCTTTTATACACAATATATAATTGGCTGATTTTCATTTGCTGGGTTTACATATCCATCTTTAAGTTCATTTATAAAATCATCTCGTCTGTTTGCCCAGTTTTCTATATAACTTAGTTTCAAATCTACTCCAGCAAACACTGTTTCTAATCCATCATAATGTTGAAGATATGCTACTAAGAAATTAGCTACATCTGCTGTCGCTAGATTCTCAAATATTTGCATCTGGGTAGGTGGTATCGTAGATAAATTCGATGGATGAGTTACAAATACATCCAATGGGATTTCCCCAAGACCACCTGTGATATCACCATGTGTTGCACTTTGTAATCTTACCATATTTGGAAATTTAAAGTCAATGAAGATACTGTTGTTAAATACTGATGTAAGGTCAGCTCTTGCTTGTAACAACATTACATCATCCATAGAATAACTATTATAAGCAGATAAATAGTCATAATATCCAATACCAGATTGCTGAGCCATACCACCATCGTTTTGTCCATATACATCCCAAGCAATATCTTTAACACCAAGAATTTCAGCACCACCAAGTAAGTCTGTATTGATTACATAGTAATCACCTTTCTTATTCTTTGGATCTCTTGTATCAATCTTGATTCTTACCATATGAGGAATGTATCTAGAAAATGTAAGAAGTGTATCTGGAATAATTGTCTCATCAACCCATTTATCTTTCGCAATATCTTCAGGAAGCATTAGAGGTTTTGTTCCCAATCTACGCTCAATCTTATTAAGAAGAATATTCATTTTATTAAAAGCCATATATAACACTCCTTCCGTTATATTATAATGATGTTCAAGATAAAAAATAAGGGTGGATTTTCATCCACCCCCATTCTTTTAATTAATTAACATAATCCTACCTTTTAATGTTAGCTAATTAATCAGGTATTAGATTCTTGACTTTCTTGATATGCACAGTATTTCTTCTTGTCATCTGTATTAAGAGCATGCTTAAGTCGGAATTCATTCTTAAGAATAAAAGAAATCTTACGCTTAGCGTCATCTGCTGAATAATAATCGGATATAAGATACTTTATTGATGGATCGAGTGTACACAAGAGTGATCCACAAATATCATATATTTCTTCTTGCGAAAGTCCTCTTCCAAAAGATAAAAGCATATTCTTAATTTTCTCAAAGACTATGCTATTCAAAATCTTCACATAATTAACTGTTTCATCAGTTCCTGATATTCTTGGCATGAGTTCATCATCTATTACTTTAGAGATAACTCCCTTACCACCATATCTAGATGTGATTTTACCATCATCATTTGATGGAATACTGTATACAAAATACTTTTGCTTTAAAAGGTAGATAACGTGTCCTGGAATCATATAACCATTCATTACGTCATATATTACATCATTGTTGAAGTAGATATAACGAATTCGATCAATTTGCTTACGAGTAAGGAACTGATATCCAAAGATTGTTTCGAAAAGAATAAATGCTCTATAATTCTTTTTCTGATGTGCTCTCCAAATATAATCCTTGCATAAGCCTCGAATAAAGTAAGATTCAGACAAGCTATCAATTCTATCAATCAAATGTGAAATGACTGGATCATCATCAATTTGATTGTTATCAAATTTGTAGTGTTTAGTTTCAGGATTTATAACTTTGATATAATTGTCAGAATTAACCAAAGATACTCTTCTCCCTTTATTGATCAAGTCCTTATTTGGTCCAAAGGTATTATATATAACATTTCCATCTGTATCAAGGAAATGGAATATAAAATCATCTTTTTCTTCCAAGATGTCGTACATTGAACACAATTTTCTTTTTCTATAAATGCCATACATAGAAGTTACTACATTCATAGCGTTGTTAAAAATCTTTGCTGTTCTTGCGTTTCTCTTTTGTGTTTTCATAATAATTCTCCATTCTGTGTTTTAACGTCCTTACCACCCGACATTTGATTAAAAATTATCAACATCGTCCTCATCATCAATGAATACTTTACCCGTTGGTTTAAACTCTTTCATTTCAGATTCAAATGATGTTTTTTGAGCTTCTTTATGATTCTTATTGTAATAGAATACCTCTAAAGGATTAACCCAATAAGATTCAAGTTCTGTACAGATATGAAGATTCGTAATACCACTACTAGGAACATAGTACAAATTACATTTCGTAAAGATTCTTTTACTTTCTGGAAGTTCTGGTTGCATTTCCTTTACCCGATAAATGATAAAGGAAATAGCTTCCGTCGAATTTTTGAAAATGTATGATAAAGCATCGCTACATTCCATAAAAACTTCTTTATCACCAAACGCTTTCATAGCGTCGGTAATTAAATTACTGCGTTCTATCACGCTTTCTAGATCGTAGTTCTTGTCAAAAATTTTCATTTTAACCTCTCCTTTGTTTTGTGTTTCTATATGACATATCTTTTGCCATACACATAAATAGTATATAACTTTATAAAAATTTAGTAGGGTAGAGTTCAATCTACCCTACTATTTATTGTGTAATCTTAATAATCAGTTTATCATTATCTGGCATTATGGTTAATACCTTATAGGCATATCCATAAATAATTACATCCTGTTCTTTTGGTAATGTATTAATTATATCTTCTTTCGATACTCCAGAAATATCATACACAACACAAGTACCATCTGTACATGCACTTACTGAATATGATGAATTCTTTAGTAACGAATATAGAATCATATTTTGATTGATATAATTAATGACATAATCGACGAGGTTAATACCAGATATATTCTTTGTAAAACTCAGTATATCTTCCATTATGGTATTAATCCTCCTTCTTCTAATGCATCTTCCATCTCTTCAGCCTGAATCTGTTGTTTGCCTTCTTCAGATTTCATCTTTTCATATGCAATTGTATATAAAACCTGAAGCATCGCACAAGGCATTTCATATAATTCCATTAGAGTGATTCTACCTTTATAATAAGTAGAAATCTGTTCTAATCTCCTTATATCTTTTTCATAAGACCCAGTTGATGACGTGTAAAAAGCATGTTGTCAGGATTAATTTCTTGCTCGTCAATCTTCTTACCACATTTTGCACATCTGCGTTCAGGATAAACATAAGTTACATCTCTAATCAAATCACCATCATCATTCAACTTACCACCATCATACTTATCTGTTTCTACAGACAGTGCCATCAATTGGTCAGAAGTCAAAGACTTTAGAATAGTATCGAATGTCTTAATACGACGCTTATAAGTCAAAGACTTATCCGTTGCTACTGGCTTGGTATCAATCGGAACCAGTTCATTCTTATTATAATCAATCTTATAAATTGCATCAATATAAGACAACAACAACAGACGATCTTCATACTTGGAATTAAACTCTTGATTTACTAAAGTAGGTTCAATGTATGTGTTATACAAAGATGGAACCTTAAGAGCAAATACATAGTCGTCAGATGCCTGATACAGGGATACTTGGTAATCAGAATTTGTAGAGTCAGTATTACCTTCATGCAGAATCTTCATATATTCTTCTTTGATTTCATCATTTCTAAATTTAATCATAGAATGAATTGGTACAGATTCCATGAATACATTATTACACTTATCATCAGAACAAGAGAATGTAATAATATTTGTCAAACCGAATGTAGCCTTATATGCTGTAAACATATAGTCATCAATAACTGTATTCGGAGTAATCATTGCCCATGCTTCAAATGTCTTCGGCTTATTGGCATCTACAATGTGTTCATAAATAAGCTTCAACTTATTTTCAATATACTTATTATAGTTACCAGATCTCAGTCTAGACGGGTCAATCGATTGAATTTCCATTGGCTTCCATGCAGACATTCTTACTGCACGCTTTTGAGCATATAGAACACCATCGGCACATTCAATTGCCTTTGCCTTAATATCATTAATAACCTTAGCCGCATTGATTGGCTTCTTAGAAATAGTAAACTTACCAAAGTTAATCTTCTTATCCACAGGAACAAAGTTCTTATTCACTTCTTCACGGATAATACTCTTGATCGCTTCAGTTTTAGCTTTCTCATCTTCATCTTCTTTCGAATCAGTATCTTCATCAGAAGAATCATCATCTAAATACTTGAGATCTTCATCATCAATACCATCGAACAAATGTTCATCTTCATCGTATACAGAATCATCCTGCACCATTACAATATTTTCTTTCTTAGTACCAGCAGCAGGTGCAGAAACTTCTACAGTTTTTTCAACAACAGCTGGCTTTTCTTCTACCTGTCGTTCTACAGCAACAGCCTGCTTCGGTTCTACATATTCTTCATCAAACTTATGAACAACAACAGTATTAGATGTGCTTGCATCCAAATCCATATCATCAACACT